GCAAATAAAGCAGCATCGCCAGCAGTCAGTGTAGCATTTAGTTTACCGCCACCACTATCGAAAGTTACAGCATTACCACTCGGCACACTAACAATAACCGTGTGACCGGGTGGGAACGTCCCTACTGGGTCGAGATTGATTGCGCCACTTGCGTCACACTCAAACACCTGAGCCTCGTCAAAGTCAAATGTCAAATTGGAAGAGCCTGTAATTGCTTTGATACGATTTGGCCCAAGCAAATGTGTGTGACGATTCGACCCATCCTTAGCACTGAAGTAGAGGTTTGGTAGGTTGTCATCCTCGTTATACGACAGCCATAGCACACCGTTGCTACCGAAGTTCCCTTCTTCGCCAGTGCCGTGAATGTCCTCCAAAGCAGTATGTGCGTTCAAGTGGTCTGTCGAGCCTACCGCACCCGTAGTTACGGGAGACAAATAGAATGGTGAAGGTCGAACAAAGACCCGCTTGTCGTTGAGTTCAGACAGTGTGAGTTCGAGGTCGTTTGCAACAGCAGCACCATTGTTGAATACAGCCCTGACGGTAGCCAAGACCACAGTTTGCTTATTTGAAGCGGCACTAACATTAGTCATCTTCAAGTAAGCATCTGCTATTGAGCCTGATATGTCTGAGTATGCACCGGGAGCAGTATCGACGGGTGTGGTTTGAACAAACTTCGCACCCAAAGAAGTCGCTACAATGACGAACAGACACTCCTTCCCTGATGTCAATGCAGTAGTGGTTGTACCAGTCAGTTTATCACCTGTCGATGTCAAATTCAGTGTAACGTCACCACCTGAGCCGTTGTCAATGGTGTAAGGCACACCATCGAGAATAACACTGCAAGCCTTGACAACGACTTGATGAGCCACAGAACTTGATACAGCGCCGGGTAGACTTGCTGGTGTGTTTCTGTCACCACTACCAAAGGCTGTATCATGTGCATTGAGCACACCGTTGCCGTGTAGTCCTTCGTAGATGTTCGTTAGCGACGGAGATAAGATGTGGTCACCGTCTCGTAGTCCGTCGTTTGTCCCTGCTGTGTGTCCTGATATTGGATTGTCTGCCATTATTTCACCTCAATGAGTATCTGTATTCGTATCTCGTTTGATGTTGTTTTCGTAAACGATGCTATAGTGTGTCTCGCTATTGGAATAGTATTGAGTGCGCCTCTGAACTGAATGAAGACTTCTTTGAGTGACTCGTTGAAGGAATGTGATGCGTCTAAGAATCCCTCGACCAGTAGCGAAGAATCGCTCACGATACGCACTGTAGGATTGACAACCTTAGCGGGTCTACCAGCAGCGCCATCGCTTTTCGTAGCAGGGTTACCGTCGAACCCAATGACCATCTCATTGATGTTATCAGCAATCGTCTCAATCAACAACCGTCTTACATGATTTGATACTGGCATTCACTCACCTCTTTCTGTAAATCTCGCAGTTTTGCTACCGCCTACGACCTCTTTGTCACCGCTTTTACCTACGACACCCCTACCCATGCCTCGTCCTATGATGAAACCATCGCCTGAAACACCGTGTCCAACAACTTCTGTTATGACAACCGAGACAATTTCAATGTCACCAAACAGTGCCATGTTCTTCTCAAGAACCTGTTCAATAGTATCGTCTTGCTCGCCAGTGTTCTTTGTGCCTTCAAGAATGCCTTGCAGTACACCTTCGATACCACCTTCTACGCTCAAGAATACAAGGTCAGCGATGTTCTCAGAGAATCTGTGTCTTACCTCGACCAAGATTTTTCTTTGTCCGTCATACTCGATAATCATACCCGGCCTCAAATCCCAACTGTTAGGGTGACCAGCGCTCGTGAGATTACCGAGCATGACCGCATTGGCCTTCAATATGTTACGACCTATCTCTCTTGCTTGCTCGTTGCTTCGCACAGTAAAGTCACCGACAACCTGTGGCTCTTCTAACACTTCACCAGCCCGACCTGACTGCTTCTCTGAGTTGTTTACCTCAGCAAAGGCGGTATCGTTTACAGCCGTTGGTAGACCCTCTACGATGACCCTGTTCGATATGTTTTCAATTGGGTTATTGACAGCAGGGCCAGTGCGAGCGTTATGGTCGATAAATCGACTCTTCTCTTCAAACTGGAACGGAACGTAAAGCAAGTTACCAAACCTGTCAAAGTGAATGACTCGACCATCGTGGCGACTAATGAAACGTAAGGCATCAACAAGCGTGATACCATGAAAGTCTACGCCGACGAAACTGTTGCTGTGTAGCCTTCTATCGACTTGGGAGTTGCTTGGACTCAATGGTAGTGCGATGTTCACAGACGTAAGAGAATCAGCGATGTCTCTACTGATGCGTATAGCCAAGTCTGTTGTTCTTAAGCCAGCATCAATTGGTTGTCCAAAGTGTGCTTGCCTCTGAGAAAAACCAACGCCATCGAGTGTCTTACCCTTCATGTTCCTTACAGCGAATGTAGTTCCTGTCCCACTATTGAGAACCGATGATGTTCGCAGTCGCTCACTTTCAACACCTCTAGCATAAAGCAACACTGGTTTGTTTTTGTCACTGTCACTGGTAATACTTGAACCCAAGTAGACCACAGAGCCTTCGTAGTTTCGCCCATGTGTGCCTGTGTGTTTTAGAATGACAGAATCTTGTAGTTCTGTCATGGTGTAAGTGTGTGGTGTAGAGACAGCATAGGTAGTGGTTTTACGTTGCCTTACGGTGACCTTCTTCTCCAAGTTTTGCTGTGGTGTATACTCACCAAGATGGAGGGCGTTGTCCACGAACTTTGGTTTACGCACTGCTTTCATCACAACATCCGTGTCGGCTGTTGCTCGCTTGTCCTTGAGTAAACCCATCATGCATCACCACTGTGGTCTGATGTATTGAACGATACATCCTCTTTATGTCCCTTGCTGTGCAACGATTGACTGAATCTTGGTTTGACGGTGTAGTCTTTACTCTCACCAGTTCTTCTTGGAGCATCGCTCTTGAAGTGCTGTAGTGTGTTCTCACTGATGACAAGTCGAGTAACAGTGCTCTTCAGTGTTGTCTTATCAAAGCCAGTAACCTCTGTTCCCGGTAACTTTGGCCCTTTCGATACTGGCACAGTGTCGCTACTGCTCTCAACGAGATACACTGGTTGGTATGGTGCTGATGTGTCAGGGTTGGTAGAACGCATGTATGACCCACTGCTCGCTCTACCGTTTGGAGTCGAGTAGGTAAACAGCCCATATTTACCACCAGCAGTGGCTGTAAACGCAGTGCTACCGTTTTGCTTGCTACCGCTGTGCAAGGCCAATGCTGGTCTAAATACAGCGATATGCTGGTTGTCGAGGAGTCGTATAGGTCGTAGCATAAACTGCACTGCATCGTCAGTCATGTTTGTCTGACTGGCTACAGAATTTGTTGTTTGGTATGGGTTGCTTGTTTTTGTGCCACTCATGCCACTTCGTCCCCAACCTGTATCATCGAATGGGCTGGCAAAACTGCGAGCCTCTAAGATGTAAGTCCCACCCATAGGCTTGAAGTTGCTTGTGTGGCTAAATCGCATCACACCACCATGAGGCTGAGCAGCGAAGGACAAGGATGTCAGGTCATAGTCACCAAGCGTCTGAGAACCTGATTGCATACCACCATGCAACACAACTCTCTGACCCACACCTCTGTTGGTGTGTAGACTGTGTGCTTCTGAGTTGATGGCTACCATGTTGGCGTTGCTACCAGTCAAGGATTCTATGGTGTCTCCGTCAATACCAATTCGTGGTGACGAGCGAGAAACAGCATCCTTGTGAACCGATGTCCCGCTGATGGATTCTACCTTGTCGCTAACCGTTGCTTCAGGTTTGAGCAACCCATCTTCATCAACCTCCAATCGAGCGCTGATGCCTCTGACAATTTCACTTGGTTGCAGTGCGTCGTTTCTTGGTCGAATCAAGCCTTGACCGAATGTAGGCTCAGCAGTGTTGCTTGATAACACCACACCTGAGTTTTGGTATACTGCGCTGAGTTCAACCAGTCTGTCTTCATTGAATTGTGTTGGGAATCGCACACCACGTCCGTTACCCATGTCTCCTACTCGTAGTGCGTTAGTAGGAGCAAACACATCAACCAACGTGGTATCTGTGCCGTTGTTACCAGTATTCTTTCTACCACCAAAGCGAGGTATCGTAGCCGTTGGAGATGAAAGCACGTTACCGTTGCTGAAATCAACGATACCCTTCAGGTTGAAGATAGGCTTGCCATTGTTCCAAACTCGCTCAAATGGCGTGCGATTGTTGGTTCTGTCATACTCGTATGCGTCTCCAGCATCCCAAGATGGATTGATACCAAAACTACGCACTGGGAAGCGACGGACATCCTCACCACGAGTGTTACCCCACCAGTCAATGAGATAATACGATACAGCATCTTTGTAATACAACATTCCCATACCAGCGGAATCGCCCCACCAATCTCGTATGACTGTGCTGGAGTTTCGCAAAGTGCGTAGAGCACATCCAAACCCTCTCGTCATCCGTCGCCCATCGCTGTAGCGCACTTGCCATTCGTATTTGTCAGCATTCAACATACCAGCAGCCGTTGTGCTACGCTCAAGAATACCAACATAGGTAGTTGGTAGGTTGGTGTTGCTTTGCGTGCTGTCTCCGCCAGCGTAAAGCCACCCGTTACTTGATATACTCTCATACTCAGTCAGTGGCCCTGCTTTGTAGCCAACAGCAAGATTGCTTGCACTTGAATGAGTGGCTTGCTCTTGGAATGCTCGCATACCATAGTGACCCCACTGAGGTCTGTTCCAAGCCTGTCGTAGTCCAAAACGATAACCAAACGGATATGTGCGTAGAGCGCTGAGTGAGCCAGTGCTTACACCGTTAGCAACTGCATAACTACCGTCATCGTCATCGTCTTCCCAATGAATACCACCGTTGTGTGCGTAACTTTGCGGTAAGTGCCATGCTGCTGCAGCAGCGGCGTAACCATCTAATCGACTAACGAGTGGGCCACCACGACTACCACACGGCCAGTAGTTTGAGAGCATGAAAGAGCCACTCTGAGATGACAAACCACTGATAGCATTGATGTCTGACCCACTCAAAACTTCGCCATCACCGTCAAGATATACCTTGTCACCCGACACAAGATTGCTCTCAAATATCTTGGTGTAGAGTGTAATGTTAGCACCGCTTGCGCCGTTTACTCTACCGAGAACTCGACCCTTAGCAAACAAAACATCTCCGTTACTTACACCAGTAACCGTGTCACTCATTGTGATAACGGTAACAGTTGTAGTTGTAACCGAACTGACAGTGCCAGTAAGTGGCTTAGGAGGCACTGGTGTTTTCATTCGTAACGTAAGTGGGCCATGACTCGCTGCGTAATTGACATCTTGATAGTGGATTGTCTCAAAGTGCTGTGGCATACTATTGTATGCGGCATTATTGACGGCTCTGTCTGAGGTATGATTGACAATGTTTGTAATCCAAGTCCGACTGGCATCTGAATAGAATGTATGAGGCCGACCCAAGTTGGGACTCCAAGCACACAGATATGCGTCGGTTAGGAAAAGACTGTTTGTATCTCTTGTTCCTGTAAGCAACTGACCAAGATTCTTGGTCAATACACTTTCAGTGTCGTTGTTGAAAATGTCGTTTACAGACTTTGTAGAATACGGTTTACTCAACGTCAGTTTTGTGCCATCGGCTATGGTAACCCCCGTTGGTAAATGGAACACATCAGGCTCATTTATCGTTGCTGAACTGTGACTCAGACCTTGCCGAGTTGTGTAACTAAACGACACAGTTTTGCCCGTAGAAGGGTCGATGTATTGCAGTTTTTGCCCGTAATACGGCTTTTCAGGGAAGAGCGAAGCGTCATCAACTTGTATGGCAGTCGCTGAAGAATGCGCTCCGACGACCTTACATGTAGGAGCGAGGCTTACGTTCTCCATAATCTTGGAATAGATGTCAGGATAGATGCTTGGGTAACCAGCCAATGTCAATTGAGCAGCGATTGCACCGTAACTTGCTCGACAGAACTGGTAGTAGTTGTCGATACGATACAAAGCGAGATGTCTGAAACCAACAGCCGATGCGTCAGACGGAGTGCCTTGATGCATGATACTCCACCACGGTATGTTCGTAGTAAAGCCCGGTGTTGCGTCTTTGAATGCTATCTCAGGAGTTGTTGGGTGATACGGATGACCTCGCCGTGTAAACGAAGGACTCTCCGACCCTTGAACTCCCAGTGGATTATAAAGCAACATCGGTGGGATGTTAGCCAACTGACTACCGTGGTCAGGGTCATGGTCAAGGATGACCTCGTTCAAGAATATCTCACAGCCTCTTACGTCAGCCAGCGTAGCCTCAGCAAGAATAAGCGTGACACCGCCGATGTTGGCATTGTTTGTCAGGCTTGAGTGTCGCTCTTCGTCGTATTTGATACCAATAACAAGATTGACTTGCTGACTGGTAAGAACAGCAGTGTTGTTTGAAGGAGTAGAAACATCGGGTAGAGTAGTTGCTGAAGGATTGTTCAAGTGGAAACCAGTGACTTGTTGCGAGCGTAGGTTTGGCTGGATAACGATTTGATACGCACCAACTTCAGCAGGGTCAGGGAAGTGGTTAGCCTGAGTATAGTTACCACCAGCCTCAAGGACAATTGAGTGTCCACCAGCCTTGTTCATGTTACCAGCAGTGCCTTTTGATGCGAGTATACCATAGCCGTCATACTTGATTTTCGTCTCAAACATCAGCGTAAATGCACCACCGTGAATGTCGCTTGGGCCTGACGGATTGGCTGTGAGCGAACCTACTCTGAGCGCTGGGTTGAGTGGGAATATCCTGTCTGTAACTGCGGTAGGAATAGAGGTCTGATTGTTCGTTGTACCGTCTACCTCGACCAAGTTGTCAGCCAGTGTCGTATAATCTTCGTCAGGTAGCAACGCTAATTTGTCGCTGTTTGCTTTCTCGTATAGTCCTTGATAGGATGGGTGCGCCCAGTGACCGGGCATCATTGGCATCGTTGCATTGACGAAGTGATGACCCATACGAGGTATAGGCATTGGAGTAAGTTGTGGCTTACTGTATCGTGAGTGTATGGTTGTTTGAGCATCGCCGTCAAAGTAGAGAGTGTGAGCCATGTCAGGGCTGTTACCGCTTACCTCAGCATGGTCACGCAGTCGGCGTGCAGCGAATATACGAGCACTGCCAGCAGGGACATAGTATGACGGTGTAATGGTCAATGCACCAACAGCAAAATTATCAGCCATAAATTGAGTGAAGTCAATGTCACCAACAAGGTCGTCAAACACATCTGAACTTATTGACTCATACGAAGCAATAACGCTCTCACCTGTTGCGTTGCTGATTCGTATGAATCGTCGGCTATCGGCTACTTCTTGTGTTCCGAAGCCAGTAGAGAATATGTTTTCGTTGATAGTAGCGCTCGCTGTAATTGAGGTCGAAGTGTAGGAATCTACGGTAAGGGCTTGATTAACCACACCAACGGAATGAGTGTAAGTCGTCGGGAACTTTTCAGTGTGGCTGTGACCCATCTTTGTAATGTGGAAGTATAGCGCTCTGTCCTGTTGCTCGTAGGAACTGCGTAGTGTGTTGTTACCAGTCGCCGCTACCCAGCCGTCACGAGTAGACTCAGGGAAGTTCTCGTTTTGCGAGATGTGCTCCCATCCTACTTCGTTCATGGTTGGCCCTTTTCTTGGA